ATTTTGTACAGTTAATTATTTATTTCTTTTTCAATGGCTATAAGTTTATCTCTAGCGATCCAAGTTTAATGTTCATTTAAATCAAATTGCTTTTCTGTAGAAATTTGTTTTACTCGTGCTAAATTAATAAGATTTAAATATTCACTACTGGCTGAAAAAATTCCATTAAAGTTATTAGTTTCATAGGCTGCATATCTAATTTGAATGCCACATGTTTCACCAATGGCTTTATAATTACCTTCTTGCATAACGTTTTCTTCTTTTAATCCAAGATTATTAAAAGCTAACGAGTGAAGTGTTTGAAAATATTTTATATCTTTTTTAGTTAAGTGTGTATTTTTTTTCAGGAATCTATCTCTTGCTTCACCTGCAGCTTTACGAGTGAATGCAAAATATCCTATTTGATCTAGACGTGTACCTTTTTGAACATACTTATGTACTTCATTTAAAAGTCGTCTTGTTTTTCCTGTACCTGGAGGACCCACTACTTTATATCGCATTAATAATTTGTTCCTTTTCTTTTTGTTGGTGTATGATCTTTCTTCTCAGCATGGAACTGTTTAACTTTACATACTTTTAAAGTTTTTCCATCTACATTGAATGAGTGATCAAATTCTACAAAACATTTGTCTTTTAATTTCTGTGCAATTTTTTCTTCTGGAATCTTCCACCCATTACCTAGATGTTCAATAAAAGAATTAAATCTAAAGTAATGAAAACCTTCCTCGGTAAGACAGGATCCAAGGTTAATTTGACTTCTTTCCTGTGCCGGTGGCCCATTAATACAATACTGAAATAATTCTTCTTCTAGTCTATCGTCAATTTGAGTTCCTTTAGGTGGTGTAATCTTTTGGATATTTTTACTCCATTCATTAAGTTTTGCGTTAAATATTTTTGGTTTTACAGTTTCAAACTTAATAAATGTCTGAGACCATATTAACCTTAAAAGTTCGGTCTGTATTGTCATTGATTTAAGATTAGGAATTACAACTCCAATGTTATCGTCATTAGGCATGACAACATTGAATCTATATTCAGGTTCTACGTATTGTATTACTTGAAAATCGGTAATATCAGGAAAATCAGTATTTTTATCCGACTTAACTCCGAACGGTCTTTTGTAACAAAGACTTCGCATACATTTATCTCTAATTGGATCTTCGTAACAGGTATGACCTGCTGTATCTCCGCTCCATGCTTTTATTTTAGAGTCTAGTTTTGCCTTATCCCAAGGATCTGCTAAATACTTATAGTTTGCTTTTGATACTTGGTCGGGCCATTTGTCTTTATATTTCTTTTTAGCAAAGACCATATAGTTATACATAAACCGATCTCTACCATCATCTAGTTTAACCTTAGAACATAGTGCTAAACATGGTGGGCCATCTTCAAATTCTGGCTTGGTTCCTAATAAAATATTTCTGTGAGTTTCTTCTACTAATTTATCTAAAGTTTCCTTATTAATTTTAGAAGCATTAGCAAATTCTATAAATTTTTCTAAAGATAGTTTAGAATTATTTTTATCTATGGCATAACGGTTTGATCCTCCATTATTATAGTAGGGTAGGTTAATGAAGTTTCCTGGTTTAATGTCGCCTTTATCATCCTTCTGTAATTCTTTCTGTTTTGGAAAAACCTCAGTCGTTGGTTTTAATCCTAAAGGAAGTAGAAAAGCTTTTAATGCCTCTATTAAATCAATAGTGGGAATTGGTTCTGTTAAAAATATATAACAATGAAGTCCACCGCTTTTAGATAGGATAGGGACTAAAGGTAATTTATATTGTTGAAAAGAGCTAAATAATTTTCTACTTTAAAAGTTCCATAATCGGGTGGATCAATATCTATACATCCAAATTGTGCCATTCCATCAATTCTACATGGTTGAATGCCAATAGATTTTTTCCCTAATAAATGATTTTGATAATCGGTTGTTGTAACCGGACGACCTGCCCATTCATAATTTGGTTTAATTTTATTTTTTTCAGAGTCAAGTGAAGTATTGGACATATCGGCCATGCCGAAGTCACCTTCATATCCTTTAAATAATTCTATAAATTCTTTTTCCATAACAATCCCTGTTTTCGGGCGGGTTAAGTCTCCCGCTCCCGCCCTATTTTCTCCCCGAGAAAGAAACTAATAATTAGATTCTTCCTTTGTGTTTGATGCAGCGTTACTTTTCTTTAAAGAGTTATGGAATTCTCTAGCCATCTGATAGATGGGTGCATTATCCACTTTTCTTAACAAAGATACTTTGTATCCGTGCCAAGTAAAACTACCGGAGTTTTCAACAGAATTTAATTTATAAATTCTAGAAAACATAGGTGCAGGAACATTTTTAGTTGTTTTAGGATCAGATTCAAATTGATCTTGCATCAAAGAGTTCCAGTTTCTACTCACTTTTAATTGAGTAGATTTCATAGCCATTAAAGCTTTCTCCGGTTTCTCTCCATTGATGATTACAAAGTGATTTGCAGTTTTGAGAATTTGATTTCCATTCTCTAAAACATCTTTTCCTGAAGAATCCTTTTTAGTTTTAGCTAAAATTTCAGGACCCCTATCAGGGCTGACAGGTCTGCCTTCTTTTCTCTCGAAAGGCGCCCATTCTGGGAATGTTAATTTGTAGAAACAAGGTATTATTTCAATACCTGTTTCTCCACTATACAGTTTTTTTGTAACTGTATTATAAAACATTCCAGCTTCTGCTCCTTCAACATAGTTCGCATGTTTCTTTTTAGTTTCATCCGAACCTGATTGTAATAACTTAAGAAATGGTAAAGCTAAATCGTCTTTATCTATATTCTCAAGTCCTGCTCCAGCATCGCTTATAAAGTCGATTTTCGCTGGTAAGTTACCTTCTTTTTTTTCAGTAACGTCTCTTGTCGCTTGTTGCATGTTATTTGCTCCTTGTTATTTTTGTTTTGTTTCCCTTAAACAGATTAAAATGTTCAGAAGGCAAGTCTTGCTTTGCTTCAACCCGCTCTCTGTACAGTGCTTTAAGAGTCATAGGTTCAACTTTCAGTTTTTGTGAAGGTTGATATCCTTTACTCTCTGCAAGGCTAGTGTATTCACTCGCCTTGGTATCTTCGCCACGACCAAAGGAAACAGTAATCTCATTCTTAATAAGATCACCTAGGTCATTTTCTCGAAGCCATTGGTAAGCGCCCTCCCTGTTTGCTACAGGAATTGTTGCGCTATAAATCTCTTTTACTTCGATGGCAGAACCATCTTGAAGTTTAAGAGTTTTCAATTTCATTGATTCCATAATCTCAGGAATTACTTCTGAAGAAATTTTATCTGCTCTCTCTTTCTTTTGTTTTAAAAGAGTTTCTTCTTTTATTATTTCTTCTTCTAATTTCTGAAGATTAATTACGTAGTTAGAAAGACTTCTAACATTTTCTATTTCATCTACTTGTTGAGGTGCATCCTCAACAAACATTTTTTGTAGGTTTTCATTACTCATCAATTTCTCCTTTCTCGTATAGATTGATTTTAATTGGATAGTACATTCTTTCTTGTCGGTCCCATTTTAACAAATTATAATTACCATTTGTTATATCCGAGACTACCGAACATGCAACACCAATAATAGCGGGATCGCCTGTAAGTAGTAAATAATCTTCTTCACAAAAGTTTTTTAATTTTTGCCGAAGAGAAAAAATTACAGGACCAGGACTAAAAATAATTTGTGAGTCTTCTTTTAATAAGACTTTAATGTCGCCATATTTTTGAGCGCCCATTATGTTAATTTTAGGCCTACCTTCTCGGGTGCCTGGGATTTCTTGAATAACGTATACTATCGCTTTGTCTTTCATGCTTGACAATATAGAGATGAATGTTTATATTGTCAACTAGAAAGTAGAAAAAAGATGAACTATAAATTTAAGACCAAACCATATGCACATCAAACTACTGCATTGGAAAAATCGTGGAATAAAAAAGTATTCGCATACTTTATGGAAATGGGAACTGGTAAAACTAAAGTTGCTATTGATAATATTGCTATGCTTTATGATAATGGCAAAATTAATGGTGCCTTAATTATAGCTCCTAAAGGAGTTTATAAAAACTGGTATTCTCAAGAAATACCTACGCATTTAGCTGATCACATAAAACCCAAAATGGTCTTATGGCAAGCGATGATTAATCAAAAACAACAGAAAGTATTAAACACTTTATTTGAAACAGGTCATGATCTTCATGTTTTAATTATGAATGTGGAAGCCTTCAGTACCAAGAAAGGTGTCGATTTTGCGGCGAGGTTTTTAAATTGCCATAATACCTATATGGTTATTGATGAGTCTACGACTATTAAAAACCCTGGAGCTAAAAGAACTAAGAATATTGTCTCATTAGGAAAATATGCAAAATATCGTAGGATAATGACAGGTTCTCCTATTACTAAATCCCCTTTAGATCTCTATAAACAATGTGAATTTTTAGATGAGTATTTACTGGACCATTCTTCTTATTATACATTTAGAACGAGATACGCAGTGATGCGTAAAGCTCATTTTAATGGAAGATCTGTTGAAATTGTAGTGGGCTATAAGAATCTAGGAGAATTATCTGATAAAATAAAACCTTTTTCTTATAGGGTTTTAAAAGATGACTGTTTGGACCTTCCCAAAAAGACTTTTATGAAAAGGATCATTACCTTAAGTGCTGAACAGGAGAAAGTTTATACACAAATGAAACAAATGGCTTTAGCTCAGTTAAATGGCAAATTATTAACGACGGCTAATGCTTTATCTCAGTTGATGAGACTTCATCAAATTACATGCGGCCATTTTAAGGCTAATGACGGCTCTACTCAAACTTTAAAGAATAATAGACTCAGTGAGTTGATGGATCTATTAGATGAAGTAGAAGGTAAAGCGGTTATATGGGCCCATTATCAATATGATGTTCAGACCATTATAGAAGCAATTAAAAAAGAATATGGTGATGACTCTGTTGTAGACTATTATGGCAAAACCCCTAGTGATGAAAGACAGGACAATATTACGAAATTTCAGTCCGACCCTAAGTGCCGGTTTCTTGTTGGAACCCCCTCTACGGGCGGCTATGGCATTACTTTGACGGCTGCAAGTACCATGATTTACTATTCTAACGGATATGACCTAGAGAAGCGTCAACAGTCCGAAGCTAGAATAGACAGAATTGGGCAAGAACACCCGATGACTTATATAGACATTTTATGTGAAGACACCGTAGATGAAAGAATTGTAAAAGCTTTAAGAAAGAAAATAAATATTGCTACAGAAATAATGGGCGAAGAGCTTAAAGAGTGGATTTAAATGATTGAAGCAGAAATTAATGGTATTTTTCCTGTCCCTGTTTATAGGGCTAAATTAAATAGGAAATTTACCCCGCAAGAACTACGTTTGGTCGAAGAAATGAAAACACAATGCGTCGTGAATGCAGGGAATATTACGACTAAGGATAATTATATTCTTAACCATCCTTCTCTTATAACCTTAAAAAAAGAAATGGATTTATTTATAGAAGATTATTTTTCTAAGGTCGTTTTGGCACCCAAAACTGTATTTCCTTATATTACTCAGTCATGGTTAAACTATACTGAAATGAATGAGTCTCATCATATCCATAAGCATGTAAATTCTTATGCATCAGGCGTTCTTTACATTAATGCCGACAAAGCTCATGATAATATAACCTTTGAGCAGGACAGATATGATCAAATAAAACTTTCAACAACTGCGTTGAATCAATTTAATTATTATGCATTGTCTCTTCCGGTGGAGAGTGGGGATGTAGTTATGTTTCCTTCGCGTCTATCACATTTAGTAACAAAGAAAAAAGGAAACAATACCCGTATTAGTCTCTCGTTCAATGTTTTTGTAAAAGGAGACCTAGGAAAAGCAACGTTGCTGACTCAGCTTCAAATTTAATCTCAGAAAATGTAGGACTCGTGCGCGTAGCGCGCTGGAATTTTCTATTTTACGTATCGGTCTGTGGACAGGCCAAGGATTGGTTTGTAGCTTGTCTTACCGTCCGTTTTAATTGCCATTAAGTATTCTTTCCTATTACTATTTATTTCTTTCTTATAACTTACGAGAATCCAGCCCGAATTTGGTTGGCCTGGTTCATAGTACTCGAGTATTAATTGATCAAACATGAGGTTCTCTTTGATCCAGTCGCTGACTTCATTGATAGGAGTGCCAAAGATCTCTAGGTCCGCCGCTTCTCCTTTGCAGTGCTGCGATTTGCTTGAACTACCTATCTTTTGTGACAGGATTTCGTTGCGATATCCGCTAGAAATGGTGACTGTGTGGTTAAAGTGGTCTCTAATGGGCTGTAGGACCCTCTCACAGAGCAATCTTAAATTCTCCTGCTCATCTTCACTAGGGTTATTATCAAGGCCCATCCTTGTGGCTGTCTGTGACTTGCACAGCTCTGCCAAGCTAAAATTTTTAGATAATTTCATTAAAAATTGATGTGACTCACCAAAGTATAGATTAAAAAGATCATGCCAGCAATCAATGCTCCTGTACAGCTGATTAATATTTTCTCAAGTCTCTTTACTCTCTCTTCTATCTGGTGAATTTTTTTATGGGTTAATTTTTGCATAATCCGGCAAAGCTTTTCGTGTGATTCAATCTTTTGTAGAGCGTTTGATTTAGCCATTAAGTCCTCCCCGCAATTACTTTTTCCGTAGGAGATAGTAGTGCAGTTTCAGTCCGTGTCAAGTTTGTTATTGGATCTTTTTGTGCCATCTGTGCTTGATTTACAACAGGCATTGGTGTCTGTGGTAATGGTGGTGCTTGCGTTTCATATATAGTTTTAATCTCTTCTTTTCCTGGTAACATTTCTTTAATTGTATCTATGATAGAGCCTTCTTTAAATAAAAATTTATCTTTATCTATTACATAGTCTTTATTTAATCTTTGTTTCTTTAATCGTTTGATAATTTTCTTGATTCTTTTTTTAACTTTTTTGTTCAATGGATTCTCAATTCCTTTTCTCTCCGACATATCTTTGTATTTTTGTTTCATGTTGTCACTGATCTCTAACGGTTTAAATTTATTTTTCTTAATCATTTTATAAATATCCATTCTATTTCTAGCTTTGAATATGGCTTTGATATCTTTTTCTTTAAACTTTAATGCCTTAGCAGCATCATAGTATCTTTTCATTTCATTGAACGCATCTAGTCTTTGATGATTAGCCCAGATAAATTGTTCTATAATTTTATTATCATCGGTCACAGGATCTCCACTCAGAGTCCCATCATAAATTAATTTTCTTTCATCGCCCTCTCTCCCTAAAAATTTTCCAATATTTATTTGCATAGATCTATAGATATCTAAAGGTGCTTTTCTCATACCAACTAGTCCTAATAATTCATCAGTCATTTGATACTGAGTTCCTTTTAAAGTTTTACCAGTATGAGCATGATATAATCTTCTCATCTGAATTGCAGATCCAGGAGTATATAACCACGCTAAGTGTTTAAAAGTTTTTGCTATTTTATCTCCAGTTGATTCTTCTGG